GCACATTTTGCAAGTTCTTCCATGTCCTCGGCTGTAATTATAGCGGGATTCATTTAGATGTTACCTTGTATTCCTGTGATTTTCTGCGATCCTTTGCCTGTTTTTCCAACTCTTTAAGAAAACTAGAATTCACATATTCATTCTTTGCTTTCTTGGCTGATTTATGATCTACTTCAGAATAAGTAGAATCTGTGAGGCGAGCGGTATATTTGGCTTCCTTTTCAGGTTCCAATTCAATAGGATCAGTTGCATTTCTGACAACCATGTGTTTTTCAGGAACACCCATTTTCTGTGTCAGTTCATCCAATAAGACTTGTGTTGTTGCAGACAATTTTGTTTTAAAATCAACAAAATATACTTCGGCTGCATTCACATCTCGGAAATCAGCAGGATGATTTTGAATGATCATCTTCTTTGGAGTAGTAATATCGTATGCATCATATTTCTTCAGATGCGTTTCCATTTTATCTAATTGAGTATCAGACAATTCTATTGCAAATTTCAATCGAAATTCACTGACTTTCTCTCCTTCAATTAGATATGCGCTCAGACCTTTAACCATAAATTTCTCCAACTATTTCTATTATTTACCGTTATCCGAACTTTTTGTCGCGGCAAGAATATCTTTGATCAGGTCGGCGGCAAGAATATCTTTGATCAGGTCGGCGCGTGATCCTATTATTTTTCCTTCTGCGGGCGTATTATTCGGGATTGTATCTAATGGTGTTTCTTTAAATTTTTGAAATGCGAGTCTGTCTCGTTCAAGATCAACTTTTGCTTTCTCAATCTGCAATTTAATAAGTTTCAATTTTCTGTCAAGTTTGCTATTTTTCGCAGATATCGCATTTGACATCATTTGATTGGCTGCTGCCATAATGGGCGGAACATTTTTATCTTCTATATTCTTGCTTAGTTCAATTAAATCATCGAATACCTCAATGCTTTTCGCTGCGTAATCATCAAAATCACGGTCAAGCAAGTCATTGCTTGACATTGCTGGCAATGCCGAATCTATTTTATCTGCTTTGTCCAACATATCCTGCATTGCATCAATTGATACCAAAGCGGTTTCTTCCGTATTAACATCGTCGTCATCAGGAATAGGAGGTAGATTAAATGTTTCTTCTAAGGTTTTCGTCATCGTTTCGTTCTTCTTCTTTTTTTATTTGGCTTTACAGTGGGCTTATTGAAAATTTCATTTTCTGTAATAACCCGAAATCCAATGCCATGTTGTTTGCAATATGCGCGCGCATATTTCCATTTTGCATCATTGATCACCGCTGCATATTTGTCAGATTCTGATTTTGCGTTACCTGCCACTTGTGTAAATGGCTTGACTTCTATCATTTCAGCATGTTGTTTATTGTTGGCATCAACATAGATCATGAAGAAATCAGGAATATATAAATGTTGCATTCCGGTAATGGGATTGATATATGGTATTTTATATGCCTCACTTGACCAAGCGATGACGGCTGGATTGCTGTCTGCCATTCGCATAAAAGTTAATTCCCATGATGAACGCCAGCGCGGAAGTTTATTTCCGGTATATTTATTCATGTTTTTTGGTTGAAATACTCCCGTGGAATATTTAGCCATGATTAAATTCCGTCATCAAATTGAGAATTTGTCTCAAATGTCTGGATTGTTTCAGGCTGAAAGGTAGCAGTATAGGAAACTACAGATGATCCGTCGCTATATGATAAAGTGTCACCATTAATTCCAGTAATCAGAGGATTTATCAGAGAAGTGGTTCTGTACTTATCTCTGTATCCATTCTGAATTAATCGAATTCGAGGAAAGAAATTTTTTACTCCATTTGGAGAAAATCCCGAATCAATAGAAAAATCTTCATTTATGACGCTGCCATTGGAAGTCAACACTCTATCTCCGATACCTTCGCCTCCATTATAATAATGAGCAATGTATTTTTTCATTATGTCATGGAATTGATTATCGTAGGTGTCATAAAATACAACCGTCATCGGATCATAATTCATCCCTGTTTGAATTACTCGTTTTTGGTTGTATTGATTTAAAATCTGAGTGTCAAAATTAACAGCCGGAACAGATGCGGACTGGACACGATGAAATATTACAGATGGGGCATCTGCAATATCAAAAATCAAAGTGAAATCAAATTTCATTCGTGGCATAAGTGCTCCGTCGCCATTGCTACGGAACACTTCTTGGGCATAATTAATTATTGACATGTTGTCACTTACCTGTTATATAGTGGCGTTACTTGTCTTGGATGGGTCTGCTGCGAATGTTGGATCACTCAGGATATCAGTTCCATTCACAATATGAGCCGCATTGTCGAACCGGAGAGTGATAGTAATCTTCTGGAAATCTGAGCCGGACGAGTACGCAGAGTCTTCATACGCAATATTTTGAATAAAACAACCATACAATTCCCAAGAATCAAGAATTTCATAATCAGGATTTCCCCCGTCAACAGAATCAATATTAATGGCAAATTTATAGGAAGAAGCTGCCTTGACAGAACTTTGATTTCGCATATCAATTTGCTTAGCCATTTGCTGATCTAGCAATGTACTGGTTTCATTGTTGACATCATCACGCAAGACAATCTGGACGGTATCCCATTTATGCTTGCCTGCAACATAGATTGTTGAGTTGTATACATCTATTGGAATTTCATCATGGCTTAGTGTTGGTCTGGTGACACTAACCACGTCTCGCGTTGCGAAACTGGTGTCACCGTTAGCCATACCAACAAAACCGACCACGAATTTATGCTTCAACTTTGGCATGATTGTTCCTTGGTTTTCACCATTGACAGGCACGCTTAATTTGTCTTGAACTGCCATTATTTTCTCCTAAATGCAATTTACTTACAGATATTTATGCAGGGGCGGCAAAAATAATTCTTGACAGAAGTATGGGATCATCGTATATTGATTTCATTGAACCGTTGAACATCCCTTCCAAAATAGGAAATACATACCATGCGCAGTTTTGCCGCTCGTGTCAGTCTCGGAACGCTTATCCTCTTTAAAAATGATAAATCCCTCCCGATAATTTCAATGGTGTTGAGCACGCTTTTCATGTGCACGCTGCTGACCTGTGCGCCATGGGCCAATTATCTAATTCGTTGATCCGAACAGCAGACACGAAAATGCCGGGATGTCAGCCCTGTCACCCCGGCATTTTTATTTATCTAATTGGTATTGTCAGAGGTCGATTCTGATTGGAATGTATATGAACTCAACAGCACGCACGGGTGTTATCGCAACATCAATGTAAAGTTCACTCCGTGCTATTTGCAGCGCGGAATTATTCGTTGTATCACAGACAACTGCAAAATCAGAAATACCATTCTTGGTCAGAATATCACTGAGGAAAGATTCGAATATCAAGATCGCACGGTCACGGGTTAGTTTGGTATTTGGAGCAAACAACAGTGGACGTGCAATTTCGGTGAATCTCTCATTGAGATATGCAACAAGTCTGGCAACATTAACTCGATCCAATGAAGTGGAGTTTGGATTTAGTGTTTTTTGCCCGAAGATCACAACTCCCTCAAGAGGGAAATTCGCAATAGGATTGATCTTAACAGGCTGCATAGCATCTCGCTGCCCTTGATTTAATGATATTGCCTTAAATTCTTCCTCAGATGTAATATACCCAACGGCAGATGCGTTTTGAACGAGACCGCGCGTGGTTCCCGCTGGGGCATACCATGGGTATGCAACATTGTCATTATATGCATAAGTATACAATGCCATATGACTTGCCGGAACAGTAACTGTATTTCCTGTTGGGCTAGTACTTCTGCCAGATGGATAGTATACTGCACAATAGATGTTCTTTGATACTAGACCATCGTCACCATTTTCATCTGCATTTTGACCTGAAATCCAATTGATTGCTTCTGCGGGAGTTTTTCGCATCGGCGCATCAACAATAATGAACGCTGTTTCTCCACGATCACTGTTCAAAGTAATCAATTCATCAGTCAATTCAGGGAAGTTTGGCGCAGCAATAAGAGTAAAGTTTCTGCTTGGGTCGCGCAAATCTTCGTTGCTGGTAACTGCCGCCTGCATTGAAACTGCAATGGCTTTGTGTTGAGCAAGACGACCAAATACGCCTGATCCATTTGCATTGTTGGAAACATAGTTTCTCCATGCAGAATCGGTGCTACTATATGTTCGCAGAGTGTTTCCACTTTGGGCCATATTTACAGCAACCATTCCTTCAGCATACAATTGATAATCAGGTGAGCCGACTATTTCTGTGATTACTCCACTTGCCAAAGCAGTTCGGGTTTCATCAGTGAAATCTGCAAAGAGAACTCCGCGATCTGTAGTCTGATCGGTGTTGTCATAATTGAGCCATACAGAGCCATTGTGCTTATAAATGGCGGGGTAGTCGCCTTCTGTCTCGCCAGTATCCACCCATATGTCAGTTGCGCCCAGCGCGCCTCCTGTGGCGTCGGTGATAGGCTCTGTGACACTATACTGAATGTCAGCTTCGAGCACTCGCGACCATCCGCCAGATGCGCGGACCAAAATATCCAAATCTGTCTTGTCACTATTAAACCAAAGCTGTCCGTTTGTAGGGTTGCCCGTAGGCTCATCGTCCTGCGCGTACACAGCCTCTGTGATTTCTGCCGGGGCAGATGCTACAACTTGCTGAAGGGCAAAGCCGCCCTCTGCGGATGCGTTGAGAGTGACGACTAAATTGGTATTAACAAGACTGGAAGTGATATCGGTTAGTGACAATCCAGTCTGCGCAACATAAACTGAGCCGCCCGGAGTGCTGGTAACGGCTTCGACTGTATTCAATTCAAAAATGCCGTCAGCATCCGCGCGATGAACAACAAGGTTCAATCCACTACCCGGCTTTGTCGTCTTAATCCAAATATCTCCGGTAGAAGGAGTGGATGGGGCAGAATAGTGAGCCGAATAAGTAAGTGTCAGCGTGTTGTCAGTTTCCCATGTATCATTGAGTTGTTCCCATGCGCCACTTTCGCCGCGCCAATAAGCAAATTCAACGCTGGTTGAGCCATCGGATAAGATAGTAACCAAATATGTATCATTGGTCACGGCAGAAACAGGAGCGTAAGTAGTTGGATCGGTCAATTCTCCTGCACTAGCAGCAAGATCAACTTCCACTGAAACTGCGGTGGCGATCCATGCAGTTCCATTCCATTCATGCACTCCGTAAGAACTTGCATTTGTGTCGATCCAGAATTTGCCTGAGGCAATTGGACCTGTTGGGGCGGTTGCAGATGCAACAAGATCAGCAAGATTGATGGCGGCGCGAACAACATATGCCTGCGATCCTTGACCAAGATATGAGTAAGCTGCAAGCAAACCATATTCACTTGTTTCTGCGCCTTCAGTAGAAGCGAAAATAGGATTGCCAAAGTATTGCGTCAACTCACGCTGACTTGTTACCGGGACAATTAGTCCAGACAATGAAGCTTTGGTATATTTTGCAATACCGTCAGATTCTGAATTGGTTGGATCGATTTTATCTTGTGCGGTAGCAAGAACAATCAAAGGGATTGTTCCTGTTCCCGGACTCGCATAGGCAGATGCATCATCAATCGTGACATCAACGCCGGGTGAAACTAGAATAGCCATTGGGTTCTCCTTTTAAAACGGTCATTATATAGCAATATTTATACGAAAGCTATATAATGACCGTTTTAAGGAGTTTGGTTATTTTAACTTATTGGTGACAATCGTTGGTTTCTTTGGATCAGCAAGAATAACAATATAACGAATTGTTCCATCAAAGAATAACTCATTCCTGACTGCATATAAATATTTCCCTGCGATTGTTGCAGGAATATCTTCTCTGGTTAACCCACGGTGATTGCTTATTTCAAATATATCTGTCCCTATCTTAGCTACCTGACCAGTCATTAACTTTTTTACCCCGGATACCTCATCTTCAGATAAAATTACAGCGGAACCATGATTTGTATCAATACATCCTATAATCGGATTATAATCTTTGCTGACAAACACATCAATTATATCGTCTCCAATATATTTTATTGCCGCTGATCTTAATTCTTTGATTAAATTGAAAATCTCATTATGAATTTCTCGGAAATTCTCTGGTTTTATTTTTCTGAGCGCGACTTCCTCTATTAAGATCGGATCATAGTCTGCATAATCTGATGGTGGGATATTTAATAATTGATCACGAATTTCAATGAGTCGTGATCGATATATTGCCTGCGTCGCAGGCAATATATCGTCGGCTATTACAAATTTTCGTGTAATGCCCCAACTTATGACCAATTTGTTAATTAATTGATTCCATTCTGCGTAATCTGCTGCAAAACCATATTCTTCTGATTCAGAATACGGATCGCCCATTTCTACATTCATTTTAATTGTCATTTAATTTCCTTCATAATAGCGTTGACACCAGTTTTTAAATCTGATATTGATCCATCATTGGTTATTATCAGATTAAATGTGTCAGCAAAGTCGATCCATGCCCATTCACTAATATGAATGTTTGCATGGAAATCTTTCATGATTGTTGTGTCAAAATTATTATCTGATATTGCGGCGCTGAACCATGTTGGGTTCACGCCTTTCTTGACATGCCAAATCTCACCGCCAAGTGATTTAATCAGATTTTTTTCATTTGTGAATCTGGCATCAGAAATCACATAATTGATTTCTGGATTATCAAGTATAATTTTCTTGACAGAGAGTGTCCAGAAATCTTCATGAAATCCGTTTCGGAAACACTCTGTTCCGAGTAACTGTAATGCCAGTCTTGGAGTTACTTCTTTGTTTAATTCGGATGTCCAAAAGGAGTCGGGCTGTTCGCGCCATTCTCTACTTTCAGCGGTATCACCCTGCAACAAGTGTCTGGGCCAATTAAATGCCGTCGCTGTTACATCTTTTAGTAAATTTGAAAAGCTTAGTTCAACAAAATCATAGTCATTGACTAAGATATTTGCTATTGTTCCCTTGCCGCTCCCTATTAGCCCACAAACTCCGATAATCTTCTGCAATATGTGTTTCCCCAATCTGTTTTTAATTACTTATTGTAACATAAACAGATTGGGAAATCAACAAGAATAATCATTCTTTTTATGTTTTGGATGACGTTTATTCTTGCGGGTATCTTCAATCGTTTTATTGCGATACGGTCCGTGCGGATCACACAACGCCGCAGCCTGACTATTGCGCGGCTTCGGCATCGATGCGAGTTTTGATTTCTTGGCCATTTTATATTCCTATTGAGACTGTATTTATTCGACTTCATTAAAATTAGTATACAACCCATTGATCATAATTGCAATGACTAAATTATCTAGATTGCAAAAAAATACACAGTCTGATGATCGATCAAGATGTGCAGGTGGCGTCGCCCGATTTATTCCGGTTGATAGCTGAGACCAGAAAACCACTCCATTCCGATAGTTTTGAATGCCATGATCCAATCAGAATTAATGGATCGGTCGGTATGATGCGGAAGTGCAGGATCAAATACCTGATCCATGTTTTCATATGCAATGCATGCAGTCTCAATTTCACGCCGTGTTGGAATCCGGTTGCCTTTTTCCAGATTGCAATGAGAATGCGAAGGCATTGCATTACGAGCAAGAGGATATCCATGCGAACGAGGAAATACATGGTCGCGGGTGACTGCAATAAAAGGCACATGCTGTGAACAGATGTAGCACTTTTTGTCGTTGGAGTTCCAGAGAAGATACAATTGAATCTGCCTGATGATCTTTCCAACCATGGAGCGATTAACAGCTTTGCGCCGTCCGGTATGAATATTGACAGTTTTTGCAATCAGCCGTTTGACTGCAACAGGAAGATCATTCAAGTCCGCGACTCTCCGGGCATTCTTGATGCATTTCTCAATGGCATCGCGGTGCGCTTCGATGTTCGCGGGATTCATATCGACTTCTCCGATTTGTTGCTGCTATGCTGTGATTATAGCAGAGTTTTTAGATGATGCAACTGTTAAATCGCGCCTTCGTAAATAAGATTCATCTGATGAAACAGATTGATAAAATACGTTTCAAGCGACGCGCCATTCGGAAGATTATTTGGATTATCCTTTTCAACCAAATGATATTCGTCAGTTTCATCGCCTTCGGTGTCGCCATGCAAGAATCCGACCTTTCCATCGGGAAACAGCGCGGCTACAAAGCCATAACCAGTTGTATCACGACCGACGATTTCGAAATCACCATTGATGTGCGAATAGCAGGTGGGGATGCGCAGCATGTTCATGTTTTTTCACCACTCGATATATTTTGAAGGAAGATGCTCGGTTAGCCAAACACCGTTCTCAGACAAGAAAAACTCATGTCCGGTCTTATATAGCATCAGCGCCTTGATTGTCAAGACAATTGGCTTGCCATGCCGCGATCCAACTGAAATTGCCGTAGCGACATCAGCAGACAGATGCACATGTTGCCTGTTCTGAGGCTTAAGCCCTGACTTCACAATCGAAGCAATATATTTCTCAGTTGTCCCA